GAAAACCCATGGTTTGAATCATTTAATAATGCACCTAGTCGAGAAGTAAGTTACTTAAGAAAAATGAGAAAGAATGGAGAAAAATTAAATGAACCACCACGAATAACTTTGTCAACTATACATGGAGCCAAAGGAGGAGAATCACAGAATGTAATATTACTTACTGACTTAAGTATTAATACTATGAAAGCTTATGAAAGAAATGCTGATGATGAAAATAGATTGTTCTATGTTGGCGCAACACGGACCAAAGAGCATTTACATATTATTTCTCCTAAAGATAATTACAAAGGATATAAAATATGACCGATCAAATATACAAAAAGCAAGTAGGCGGCGATCATTATAAATCAATGGTTATTCAGCCATCAGAGTTTATTAACAGAAATAATATTCCGTTTGCGGAAGGCAATGCTATAAAATATTTGTGCAGGCACAAACAAAAAAATCAGAAAGAAGATTTACTAAAAGCTAAACATTACATTGACATGGCGATCGATAGAGATTATCCTGAAGAAGTGAAAGAAATAAAAAAAGAAAATAAAAATTCATGGGGAATAGTTAAATGTTAAAACAAATCTTTCCTAATTATTTTTACGCTTTGATAACTCCTACAAATACAGAAGAAATTTTAAATAAAATTAAAAATGCAAAGATAGATAAAGAAAAAAAGCTTTTTTGGACAGCTTCCCACAAACAAGAATTTTTAACTACAAAAGAATTAGGGCCTTTATTAATTCCTTCTGTAAGTAAATTTTTTAGAGAAGACGTTGGCTATAAAAAAAATGTTTCTGTGATGTTACAGTCCATATGGCGTAACACATATAAAAAAGGAGATTATCAAAACATACATGATCATTTGTATGGTTATGATGATGCTGATTTATCCGGATGTATTTTTTTAGAAGACGACAATTTAGATGCTTCAAGATTTTATTTTTATAATAGACATCAATCAGAGATTTCAGGTTTTTGGAGATCTATTGTAAATTCTGTAGGATTAAATAATCATTTTCATACGTGGTGGATTTCTCATAAAGCTGGAGATATATTATTTTTTCCTTCTCATATGTTGCATGGCGTTAGTCAACATAATTTAAAACAACCAAGACAAACTGTTTCTTTTAATATGAAAGTTAAAATATGATACAACAACCTCTTTTTAAACCACAAACTGAATGGCTTCCACCAGAAGAATTTCCAGATTTATCTAAATATGATGAAATAGCAATTGACTTAGAAACAAAGGATCCAAATTTAAATACAAGAATGGGTTCAGGTTCTGTTGTAAAAGAAGGTGATGTAGTAGGAGTAGCTGTAGCTGTTGACAAATGGTCTGGTTATTATCCAATTGCACACGAAGGTGGTGGCAACATGGATCGTAAAAAAGTTTTAAAATGGTTTCAAGGAGTTCTTAACACACCAGCAGTTAAAATATTTCATAACGCTATGTATGACGTTTGTTGGATCAGAGCATTAGGTTTAAGTATTAACGGTAAAATTGTTGACACGATGATTGCATCGGCCCTGGTTGATGAGAATCAAATGCGTTATGACCTAAACAATTGCTCTAAAAGATACACCGGAAAAACAAAAAGTGAAAGTGATTTATATCAAGCTGCAAAAGATTGGGGGGTTGACGCCAAAGCAGAAATGTATAAACTACCTGCCATTTATGTTGGCGCATATGCAGAAAAAGACGCTGAGATAACTTTAGAACTTTGGAAAGAACTTAAGAAAGAAATTCAACACCAAGATATTAATTCTATTTTTGAATTAGAGACCGAACTTTTTCCCTGCTTAGTCGATATGCGTTTTTTAGGAGTTCGAGTAGATGTTCAAGCAGCTCACCAATTAAAAGAAAAATTAATTGAAGAAGAAAAAGCATTGTTATTAGAAGTAAAAAAACAAAGTGGAGTAGATACCCAAATATGGGCAGCACGCAGTATCGCTCAAGTTTTTCAAAAACTCGACCTACCATATGACCACACCGAAAAAACAAATTCTCCATCATTTACAAAAAACTTTCTTCAAAATCACCCCCACCCGCTAGTGAAAAGAATTGCCCGCGCTCGTGAAATAAACAAGGCGCATACCACATTTATTGATACCATATTAAAGCATAATCATAAAGGAAGAATTCATGCAGAAATTAATCAATTAAGATCTGATAATGGAGGAACAGTAACCGGTCGATTTAGTTATGCTAATCCTAACCTTCAACAAATACCAGCTAGGGATAAAGATCTTGGACCTGCTATTAGGTCATTATTTATACCTGAGGAAGGCCATACATGGGGTTGTTTTGACTATTCTCAACAAGAACCTAGGCTGGTAGTACATTATGCAACTTTACAGAATCTCTACGGCGTGGACGAGGTATTGGAAGCATATCGCGATGGCGATGCTGACTTTCATACAATCGTGGCAGACATGGCGGAGATACCTAGATCTCAGGCCAAGACTATAAATCTTGGTCTGTTCTATGGTATGGGAAAAAATAAATTACAAGCAGAGTTAGGTGTCTCTAAAGATAAAGCTGAAGAATTATTTCGTCAGTATCATAACAAGGTTCCGTTTGTTAGACAACTTATGGATAATGTTATGAAAAGATCTCAAGACCGGGGTCAAATTAGAACGTTGCTAGGTAGGTTATGTAGGTTTCATTTATGGGAACCAAATCAATTTGGTATACATAAAGCATTGCCACATGATGCAGCACTCGCGGAACACGGACCAGGAATTAAACGTGCTTATACTTACAAAGCTTTAAACAGATTAATACAAGGATCAGCTGCTGACATGACAAAAAAAGCAATGATAGAATTACATAAAGCAAAAATTACTCCACACATCCAAGTACATGATGAACTAGACATATCTGTTGATGGTAATGCAGATAAAATAAAAGAGATAATGGAAGATGCAGTTTCTCTTGAAGTTCCTAACAAAGTAGACTATGAATCTGGACCCAATTGGGGTAATATTAAATAGAGGAGGAAACTATGATAAAAAAATACATAGACCAATTTATGATTTGGCAATTACATAACAGAAGAGAAATTGTTTGTTTTGTAGCAGGCCTTATTATAGGTGCAATTATTCTGTAATGATCCATGGCTTACCTGAATGCAAATATTCCTGTAACCTATGCACAAATCAGAAGAGAATATCTTTATGATCTTAAAAAACACCATGGAGAAGTTGAAGACTGTATTATCTTTGGCATTACATCGATTACAGGGCGTCCTGTACTCTTTCATGCAATTATGGAAAACGGTGCTATATTCTACCGTTTGCCAATCTCTGCGTTCATTCAAAGAGGCTTTAAACCAGAAGAAGTACCTAAACGTCGATTGGATGAGCTGGAGTTATGGAATTGTTTTAGTTACTATCCTGCTGTTACTTCTTGGGATATCTTAGACGGTCAATCAGGAAAATATTTTGGAAAAGATAAAAAAACATATGCTGGAGCCTATCTTTTTACTGTTGACTGGGCGCACCCAGAGAGTAATATAGTAGATACTGATCATTCAGAAATCCCGCACGAACATAAGTGCGCACACATACTTGCTTTAGATGACGGCAATTATGCGGCTCAGCCAAACAATAGATTAATATGGGACATACCATCCTTTACAGTTAGAAATGAAATTCCTGACTGGAAAGTACAAACAAGTGAATGGAATGTTGAAGACACTCGTAAATGGAAAACGGAAGATACCGATAATTTCTTTTACGAAATTGAGGAAAAGAAAAATGACTGAAAAATTTTGTACTAGATGTAATAAAATGTGTCACTGCACAGATGCAGGAAGTGGTGATTGCAAAAACTGTGATTGTGAAAATGGAAGAAATGAAGATGCTACGTATGAAGGTGGTGGTGTCGTCATTGACGACACAAACGAATGTGAATGGTGTCAATAATGCATGACAAAATCATCACCGCATTACTTGCTATTCTCATCGCTCTTGGCGGATGGACATTATCCAGGACCTTCTCGCTTTCTCAAGACATGGTCCTTATTAAAGAAAAAGTATCAAGGATTGAAAATGAAATACAAGACATTAAAACTGTTAAAAAAAAGAAAAATCGCAAAAAAAAGACTAAGGACAACTGAAAAAGGAATACAGGCTCTACTAATTGGCCTAGCTTTGGTTCTTTTACTTTTAGCTGGATGTAGTTACAAAATGGTTCCATCTGAAACAAAAATAGAGTATGGTACTACAGAAACAGACTCTAAGAATAATAAACTGCAGCAAAAGCAGTCTATCACTCAGACCTGGAAATGGCAAAAACAATGATGGAAAAAATTTTAACTATGTTGGTTGGACTCCTAATTGCATTAGGGGGCTGGTCTTTATCTAGAACTTTTGAACTTTCAACTATTCAAGCAGTACATGAAAATCAAGTAGACAAACTTGAAAGACATGTAGAAAAACTACAGGACCAGATGGATCGTATGATGGATTCAGATGAAGAAATTATGCAACAACACGAATTATTATTTAAAAAATTACAGGAAGGAAATGCTCCTAGCACGGGATATAATTATAACTAATGGCTGACATATCAATTAAAGGACATAGTCCAATTCTTAGACAAGGATACAAAAAAGGTGGAAGTGTTTACCACACTACTAAAGAAGGTAAAAAAGCTAAAAAAGGTTTATGGTATAACATTCATCAAAAAAGAAAACGTGGTGAAAAAATGAGAGCTAAAGGGGCTAAAGGAGCACCTACAGAAAAAGCTATTAAAAGAAGTCAATTAAAAGAGGG